CTATAAAATCTGTACATTCTTAATCTGTTGGTTGTCACGCTCGCGCATCTTCTTCGTGACATGAAAATAGATCTCTCTTGTGATCTTGCTATTTGTGTGGCCAAGCCTTCGGGATATCACTTCCAGGGAAACGCCTTGCTCTGCCATCAGCGCAACGTGGGTATGCCGTAAAAAATGTGTGGTGACATCTTTATTGAATAGCCTCTGAGCATTTTCTTTTAAATATTTGTTGTATGCATAGTAATCTAAATGCCCTCCGTTAATATTGCTCATAAAAAGATCTGTTTGATATCCGTATTTTAGTTTCTCTTTTCGCATATACCGCTGAATCTGTTTACAGAGATCAAATAACTCGTCTTGCATATAGACGTCACGATCAGAGGCTGGCGTCTTCGTTGTTTCCTCAATTTCATTCTGCATATCATAAGTGCTCCGGACGTAGATGTAACGGTTTTTGAAATCAACAGACGAAGATTTCAAGGCAATCGCTTCACCGACGCGAAGACCTGAGAGGGCAGTGAATTTGCATAACATACGCCACTTATCTACGGACATATTTTCAAGCAGCAACTTAAGCTCGTCGCTTTCCAGAAATTTCTCTTCAAGCTTTTGAGCTTTCTTATCATCTTTAAACTTCTGCAATTTATCAAGCCACTGAATGTCGCTTATGTAATCGTTTCGATACCCCCATCTGATTAGAGCTTTGAATCTGGTAATTCGCTCGTTGGTTGTCCCTGGTTCCTCATTTTTGGCTGCGAGACATTCTCGGACATATCCGGCGGTAAGTCTTTCGACAATGACATCCTCCCCCAGAATAGCCATGAGAGATTGGGTTGCGTGTACATTCCTTGTGTAGGTTGATTTTTTAACTGTCGATTCCTGATCCTTACGATACAGGTTCACAAGATCAGATAGCGTTATGTCATGCTTTTTCGTTTGTATCAATAAGCTACCTATCTTACTGTCTATCTTATCCTGTAAGGCAGACATAGCGAGTTTACGGTTGCTCTTCGTGTCTTTATCCATGGTTACCGACACGTAATGCTGTTTGCCGGTCAATGGATGTTCGTAACGTTCGGTGTACTTTACTTTACCACTTGTTGTTTCCTGGCTCCACATAGTATCTCCTCCTTAAAAATGGGTATAAAAATAACAGCCATGCATAAAACTGATGTTCTGTGTTGCGTGGCTGCTCCGAAGATGATACTATAATAGTACAGGTGGTATCATTCTTCGGAGTGTTACTTTGACCGTCTCTGTTGGCGCAGGGGCGGTTTTTTATTTGTATTATGCTGTTAGCAGATCTAAGTTTTTGTTTTCCAACCGTTGACTCCAACGGATTGGACTTACATCATAATTCTCAAATCCATCCTCTATTCCTTTGCCTATTCCGTTTGAATCATTTAAAAATACAACAAGGCGACTATCTTTTTTGCGAGATGGCTTTGTATCCTCCCAAGCAAAAAGCGCATTTCCCATTGTAGCTTTAGAAGGATTATTTATGGCGAGACATAGTCTTTCAGGCTTGTTCTTTGAACGTTGAATAGCGAAATCGTAATTATGATAAAATCCAGATCTTCCAGTAAACTGAACATTTTCCATACAAAAGATATCGTTTTGCTGGAAAAACGTCTGAATATCCTCAAGGAAATAAGAATTTACTCTTGATCTTGATGTCATGTACATGTCTGAAACACGCATTAAGCATTGTGTGAATGCATGCTTTTTTTGCGCAAATTGTTTCGCTGGAGCTTTTAAAAATAGTTCTTTTTTGTTCAGCTGAACACCGTATTGGCTCAAAATAAGCAATAATTGTTTTTTACGGTTTGAAGTTAATACAAATCCTGTCATTTCAAGAGAATTAATCGTGAAGCCGTCATCTGTAAAAAACAACTCATCCCCATCTTGTTTCACATAAAACTGTAAATAATCATTATCATTATCCAAGAAGGGTGTATTGATTTCATAATATTCTCCTATTTTTGTAAATGAGATTTCACTTTTTAGCCATTCTGCATATGAATTTATATAGTCTTGAATATTCATTTTGTTACACCTCCTTGTGTGTTTATTATACTAGCTCAAGTTGGAAATTAATAGATGGTCTTTCGATTATATTGAATTTCTTCATAAATAAGATAGTATTCTCAACAAAGTTCTGTGACTGAATATCTTCAGCGAGAAAAGCTTTCTTTCTACCGTATTCTTCTGTATAAATATGCCAATGCGAACCGACGATTTTTTCACCATCAGGGTTTATGTGAGTTTTACCTGGATTAATATGTAGTTCCAATAACATAATCCCGTCCTTTTTTATACGAGCTCCTATTTCATATTTTTGTGAATTAATATTTCCTCGATAGATTCTTGTTGCGAACAAATCCTTTGTGCTTTCACCTACAACCTCAAATTCAACTGCGTGTCCCTTTGAAGGGAAATCGATTTCTTCGGTGATAGATTTCTTTAACATGTTCAATAAAGTTTCAGCCTCTTCTTGCGTTAGCTTTTTAATTTCACTCATATGTACCTCCAATCAAAACGTCAGTTCGAAATAATGTCGTTTTTTTTAAAGGTCTTTCAAATATAATCTATATCTGTTTAAACATCATTAGTTTCTCTGAATACCCAGCCAGTCTTGCAAGCTGGCTTTTTGTCATCCCCGGATTTTCAAGTATAAGAGAATCTGGAATCAAAAGCTCTGCTGCGAATATATTTGCCTCTGCTTCAAGCTTTGATGTTAAGAGTAAGGTTTTATTCCGGATAAAGTAGCAGTTTTCTTTTCGATGGAGGATAGCGTGCCCAAGTTCGTGAGCCATGACCATCCTGCGCTCTGATTCTTCGAGGTTTTCATTTAGAAATATGTATCTATGATTTTTCAGGAACATATAGCACCCTTCACAGTCTCCAAGATTCCCAAACTGGACTAGTATGTTTAGATATGATGCTATCCCAAACGGATTGTCCGTGCCCGTTTTCCTTTTATAGTAAGCGACGATATGCTTGATATCTTTCTTCAAATGTACACACCTACTTCTTGTTCTTATTTGGATTGTACTTTTCTTTATTGATCAGCTTTAGCCTCCGGAGCGCAATCTCTAGTTCTTCGCGGAACAGATCGGCAGATTCTTCCGACAGTTCCTGCCCGTTGAAGCTTGCCGGGCCATCTTCCTTGGACGATAACTTCCTCATGATGTTATCCAAGTCTTTCGCGATATCCCGCTCGTCTTTTGCAGTAAGAGATGGGTCTTGTCCCCTTTCCCCGTTCAATAAGTAGTCGAGAGAAACATTGAAATAATCAGCGATTTTCTGAAGCTTGTTGGCATTAGGCTGGCTTGTTCCTAGTTTGCTTATATACCCTTTTCCAAAACCAAGTTCTCCTTCTAGTTTATTCATTGATATACCGTGTTGTTTGCACAAATCTTTTATACGCTCTTTCAGAGTCATAGCAACCTCCTTTGAAATTCTGAAAAAATCGCAAAATAAGTATTGACATTCTGAAAACATCGCGTATAATAAAGATATAAGGTTCTGAAAAAATCGCAAAACCGTAGCGATTACAGATGTCTGGATAATACTTTATAATTTTGTCTGACAACTCGATTATAGAATATATTCAGAACTTAGTCAATATAAAATTGTGATATTTTCAGAACTTTAAATTATGAAAAGAGGTGATAAGTACGAATACAAAAATCTTTGATAATGTGTCAAAAAAAGCTTCTGAAAAAGGACTTTCAATTAATTCGCTGGAGGATATGGCAGGTGTATCGACTGGAAGCATCTATAAGTGGAATAAAGTCAGTCCGACTATCAGAAATTTACAAAAAGTTGCAAATATCCTCGAATGTACTATTGATGAATTAATCGAGTAAGGAGGATAGATCTATGTACGCAAACAAAACTGAGATAGCAAGAGTGTTCGGCGTCTCTACGCCCACTGTGTACAAAAGAATCAAAGGGATAGAGCAGGAGATCGGCAGCAGATATAACCGTTATGCATTGTTGGACGGTCTTGTGAGCATTGAAGTATATGCGGATTATGAGAAATATCACAAGCGGCTTAACAACCGCAACCTGCGGAAGACGGTTCCTCCGTTTGACATGGCGGAGGCAAGAGCGTATTTGACAGAAGGCGGTATGCTGCATGTGGTGTGCAAAGAAATCAAAGTGCCGTACTAAAAAGAAAGAGAGGGGAGAGAGCGATGAGAGAAGTTAGGAAAAAGACCAAGCGAAAGAGCCATCCGATGGATGTGATTGGCGAGATCGTGGCATACATCGCCGCATCGGCGCTAGTGGCGATGGTGTTTATAGCGGTACTGTTACTGTACTGCAGGATGGCTGGAGCGTTTGGAATCGTATGGAAATGAGGTGAGGAAGATGAAACATGCAGCGGAATTAACCGATGATCAGAAGCAGACGCTGGTGGCTGTAGGACTGGATCCGGAAGACTGGCTATGTCGGTTGGAAGGTAAGAGGTACCTGCACCTGATCCAGAAAAGCCGGCTACCAGCAGAGCTTCGGATCATCGACAAGGAACAAAAGAAAGTCCTGGCGCCGACCAAAGCAAACCAGGACATTCGAAACTAATCAACTAAATTATAGCGAATTAAAGGAGAAACGTCAAATGAAGAAGTATGAATTGACTGATGAATTTATAGAGACCGCTTCCGGCGTGAAGTTATATCGAATAAAGGCGCTGATGGCATTCTCAAACGTCAGTGAAGGAGAACTTGGTGGATATATTGAGAAAGAAAAAAATTTAAGTCAAGAGGGCAACGCATGGGTGTATGGCAACGCAAGGGTGTCTGGCAACGCAAGGGTGTCTGGCAACGCAAGGGTGTATGGCAACGCAAGGGTGTCTGGCAACGCATTGGTGTCTGGCAACGCAAGGGTGTATGGCAACGCAAGGGTGTCTGGCAACGCATGGGTGTCTGGCAACGCATGGGTGTATGGCAACGCATGGGTGTCTGGCGACGCAAGGGTGTCTGGCGACGCAGACTATGCAACGGCTCATGGATTTGGCCGAGAATTCCGCACAACAACATTCTTCCGGACAAAGGATAAGTCTATAGGTGTTGTATGCGGATGCTTTCACGGAACGCTAGATGAATTCCGTGCAAAGGTTGAGGAGACTCATGGTGATAGCAAAAAAGCGAAGGAATATCTGATGCTTGCAGACTTAATGGAGTACAGATTTGCAAAGGAGGATACTGCAAATGAAGAGTGAAAGAATCGTAACAACCGAAGCCGAATTGCAGACATTAATCGGCGTTGCGTCAAGTATAACGTGTGATGAATCAGTAGACGATGGAAAGATCGAGATGAGTCCGGAAGAGTTTGCGGCTGCACTTGCAATTAAGCTATCCGACCATCTAACGGGAAGAAAGAGCCTTCCAGAAGATTTAATTATGACTGCGAAACTTGTAAGAGCGATAGTTGAGGGACCGTGTGATTAAAGGAGGAAGAGCATGAGATTATATGAATTAACAGAGCAATATGAAGAATTAATGGATCTTCTTTACGATGAAGAAACGGATGAGCAGACAGTCCTCGACACGCTGGAATCCGTAGAAGGCGAGATTGAGGATAAAGCAGATAATTATGCAAAGATTCTTCGGAATATGGCAGCAGAAGCCGAAGCGGTAAAGGCAGAAGAGGATCGTCTGCACCGGAGACGAGTGCGGATTGAAAATAGCGCAAAATGGCTAAAAAATACATTGCAAGCTAACCTTGAGTTTATCGGAAAGACTAAGTTTAAGACCGAGCTGTTTAGCTTTTCCGTGGTGAATAACGGCGGCCTCCAGCCGCTCAGCATTACGGAAAACCTTGGCGAAATACCAAGTAAATACCTGATCGTTCAGGATCCAGTTGTTGACACGGATGCCGTGCGAGATCTGCTTAAGGATAAAGAGGTTGACTGGGCGCGCTTAGAACCAAGAGGAAGACATTTGAATATTCGGTGATGCTTATGGACGAGAAGAAGTGTAAAGGAATTGAGCCTTATCGGATGGTTCAAATTATGAAAACTGCATCAGCGATCACGGACGTGCTTGTGAACGGGAAGTACCTGTTTCGCCCAAGCTTACGGGAATGCAAGATTGTTATAGAGCTGGTGTATGAGGCAATTGAGAAAGGCGAAAGCGAATATATGGAGGAATAGATATGTTTTTAAACAAAACATTATTTAAAAAATTCATGAAAGCATCCTTCAGACGAGAGGGATTAAAAGTTGGAATGCTTTCTGGCGGTCTCGTGATTGCGGGAAACGCCTGGTGCATCTGGACAGAAGAAGGCTACGTGCCGAACTGGCTCAAGGCTGCAATCGTGGAGCTGGCAGGAACTCTGCCGGAACAGGAGCAGATATTTAAAGTAAAAAAGGACGAGCCTATCCAATACGAGATACCGGACGAGAATTATGATCTGCCAGAGAGATTTAGGGAAAACAGGACTGTATACAAAGTAACTCCGATCGTGATAACCGGCAGTTACTATGATATCCGGTTACTGCAGAACAACCTTACCACTGAGATGATACACGTTCCAGAAGATTTTATCAAGGTAGTGGATCTGAGCGAGCTGGAAGGCGAGAATGCTCCAGCTGGTCCATGTGCCTATGACCGGTCGGCGCCAATGCTTATTTACAAAAACGAGCATTCTGCGTACGGATTTACGCGCATACACGTGAACAAAAATCTTGTGTGGCAGATTACAGAAGCGGTCAGCGGAATTGACTTTGAAGAGGAGGCGAAGTGATGGGTATACCAGTATTGATCATAGGGAAATCCGGAAGCGGCAAGAGCAGAAGCATGAAGAACTGTATCGGAAAGGACTTCGGTTTAATTCGTGTACTGAATAAACCGTTGCCGTTTCGCGGAAAGATGATGGGAGCGATAAACTCCAACTATGTGGATATTAAGAAAGCAATCCGGTCAAAGAACTGGCCAAAATCAATCGTGATTGATGATGCCGGCTACCTGATCACCGGACAGTTTATGGATGGCCACAACACGACTGGAAAAGGAAACGCGGTGTTCTCGTTATACAACCAGCTGGCGGATGACTTCTACCGTTTAGTAAAGTGCATCTCCGAAGAAGCGCCGGAAGATCGGATCGTGTACGTGATCATGCACGAAGATACGAACGAATTTGGAGATGTTAAGCCGAAGACCATCGGCAAACTATTGGATGAGAAAGTGTGCCTGGAGGGAATGTTTACCATCGTGCTGCGTGCAGTTAAGGGTGAGAACTATGTGTTCGTGACACAGTCAAGAGATGGCGCAGTCAGTAAGGCGCCAGATGATATGTTTGATTCCGTAGAGATACCGAATGATCTCTTATTGGTGGATAACACTATCCGGGAATACTATGAGATCCCGAACCCAAAGAATGAGGAAAGAGAGGAAGAAAACAATGATTAATAAACCACAAGGATATGATGAAGCTGCAGCATTTACCGGAGAATTTGCGACACTTCCGGCCGGCTGCTATGTGTGCACAGTAAAGCAGGTCAGCATGACGCAGACGAAGAACGGAAGAGACCAAATCGCAATACTGTTTGACATCGCAGAAGGAGAGCACAGGGGATTCTATGGCACGCAGTATGAAGCTGCGAAAGCACAAGACAGTAATGCTAAATGGAAGGGCGTACACAAGCAGATTATGGACGGATCCAGCCTGCCGTTTTTCAAGGGGCTGATGACCAGTATTGAGAAATCCAACTCTGGATTTGCATTCCCGTGGGGCAAGGAAGGAAACGAAAAGACTCTGGTTGGAAAGAAATTCGGTGCAGTAATGGGGCGTGAAGAGTTCTTGAACAGCAATGGAGAGAAGCGAATGTCAACCAAGATCGTACAGGTACGGAGCATTGACGGATTAAAAGATGCAAAGGTGCCAGAAGACAAGCTGCTGGACGACAGCGCCGCGAACAAGCCGGTGTATGGTCAGCCGGATGAGAACGGGTTTATGAATATCCCGGATGGAATCGATGAAGAATTACCATTTATGTAGGGAAGATTACGAAGAAGTAAAGCAGCGCTTAAGCATGCGCAGCGTAGCTGAATATTATGGCATAAAGGTGAACCGGAAGGGACTGTGTACATGTCCATTCCATACAGACAAGCATCCGAGTCTCAAAATTTATGAGCACGATAAAGGGTATTACTGTTTTACATGCGGCGCAGGTGGAGATGTGATCAAGTTTGTTGGCAGGCTTTTCGGATTAAAAAACGAAGACGCCTGCCGGAAACTGATCGATGACTTTTCGCTGCCGATACATACGGAAGAATTGTCATACAGGGAGAAGAGAGAGAGGCAGCAGAGGGAGCGACAATTTCAGAATTTAAAAAAATTCAAGGCGGATGCGTACGCAATATTAAAGGGTTACTGGATGTTACTGTGCGATGCATCCCATAACTTTGCCTCTTCCCACTTTGAGGAGGCGCAGCAGGAGTTGTCAATCATCGAATATCGGATGGAATGCCTGGAGAGATGTCCGGAGAAATATTACGCGGACGGGAAGGCGGTGAAAAAACTTGAAGAAATCAAAGGACGAATTACTGGATGGAATGACGGAACTTAGCAGAGGTCAGGAGTTTCCAGACGAATTGTTCTATCAAATATTTGAAATCGAAGACAGTGTCGAGCGGACGAAATACATAGAAGCACTCAAAAGCCGTGCCAGAGAATTGAGGCGATACACAGAATTTAATAACATTTTAAAGGCATTTTTTACCGATTACGCACAAAAAATGCGCGAAACGGGGAATAAAACGGCGTTCACGGGACAGCCGATTGAATTAGAATGTGGACCCTGGAGGGCATCTGACCGTGGTGTATCCATGCAGAAGTTCGATAGCAAAGGAATGCCGGTCACCGTAAATGCCTGCTTGCATCCAATCATGCCAGTGGAGATATTGAAGAATGTAGATACCGGCGAGGAGCGCATTCGTTTGGCATATTTCAAATATGGCGAGTGGTGCCAGGTAACTGTAGGACGTGATGTGTGCGCTGATAATAGCGCCATTGTAAAGGTTTTGAGTAAGATTGGGATAGAAGTTACCTCCGAGAACGCAAAGAGCCTTGTTCGGTACATTAGTGACTGTGTGGGCTATAATCCGGCGACGCTGACGCCTAAGAAATCTATCAACCGTCTGGGGTGGTCCGGCAATGAATTCATGCCCTATGCAGGGGACATTGTGTATGACGGTGATGAAGAATTTGAGCCGGTGTATAAAAACATCCGAATCGGCGGGAGCTTTAATATCTGGAAAGAGCATTGCAGCGAGCTGCGAAAGAATAAGATTGTCCGAATGGCATTTGCAGCCAGTGCATCCAGCGCACTGATCAGCATCGTGAATGCATTGCCTTACGTGTTTCACATTTGGAGTGGCGAGTCTGGCACTTGCAAAACGGTTGCGATCATGGCGGCTATGAGCATCTGGGGAAATCCGAAGATGGGCGGACTGGTTAAGACTATGGATGTTACACAGTATTATTTGACAAAATGCGCTGCATTCCTGTATTCCATCCCCTTTGCTGGGGATGAGTTACAAACCATTAAGGACCGGTGGACGACCAACTTTGATAAGCTGATTTACCGGATCACAGAGGGCATCATGCGCGGACAAGGCAAAGCATCTGGCGGCGTGAAGGAGACCCTGACGTGGCATAATAGCTTTCTGTTTACCGGAGAAGAGCCGATCACGAAAGCGAACAGCAGAGGTGGGTCAAAGAACCGTGTCATTGAGATAGAGGTTGAAGACAAGCTTCTGGAGGATGGAAATTATACGGTAGCTCTGATCACGGAGAACTATGGCCATGCAGGACGTATTCTGGTCGAATATCTGCAGAGCACGGATCAGGCGAAACTTCGGGAAGAGTATAAGCAGTACTTTGACGCCATGTGCAAGCTTGATACAACAGAGAAGCAGGCAATGGCGATGTCATGCCTGCTGATAGCGGATAGAATCCTTGTAGAAGAGATTTTCACGGACGAGGTGCCACTATCTATCAATGATGTCAAAATGTACCTGAAAAGCGCAAATGAAGTGGATGTGGCGGAACGTGCTTATCAGATGGTGTTGAACTGGATTGCCAAGAACCCCATACGTTTTCAGAACCCAAAGGATATGGATACAGCTAACAGGGGAGAGGTCTGGGGACGTATTGATGCGGATGATGACCATCCAGAAATCCCACCGGTGGCAGTGATCAATAAAGACGTATTGTGTGAGTTTTTAGAAAAGAACGGGATGGATTATGCGGCAGTAAGTAAGAAATGGGCATCGAAAGAGCGCCTGCTGCGTAACAGCCAGGGCAAGTATATTCATAACACAAAGGTATATGGAATTAAGGCAAACTACTTAAAAATCAACATGGATCCGGAAGCAGATGAGGAGGGATTCATGGATGTAACAGAGGAACAAATAGAACTACCGTTCGATTAAAAGTCTAACCACGTTAAAAAGGTTAGCCAAAAAGTTAGACATTTTCGTGTCCGGAAACGGCGCAAAATGGCGCTTTTAATAATAAAGTCTAACGGTCTAACCTGTCTAACCGTGAATCATATACGTATGCGCGCGAGAGAGAGTATCATTTTTCTGTTACGTAAAAATCTGTATATGTATGTACAAATTTTTGGTTAGATTGTTAGACCCAACGTTTTTTCGGGGTTTGTAGCATGTTTTTTGGGGAAAATCGGGTAAGACGATTTCTGAAAAAGGTTAGACAGCATGGATTTTGCTGCAAATCTACTAACATTGTAACAGATGTAAGCGCAAACAACAATGCTTATATCTTGATTCCGTTACAGGGGTGAAATGATGGACAAAATGCAATTTTTAGAGTATTTGGTTGAGGACGCCAAAGGCGAATATGCATACATGCTTGAGCATGAGGCTGAAATAGAAAAGGCGCGTACAGATAACGCGATATATAGCAAAGTTTGGAATATGAGAACTCCATCCAGACAAAGGATCAAGGATGACCTTAAGATGATCCGGAGAGTCACGATGGAGTTGGAAAGGAATCTGTGATGAGCAATAAGAGCGTAGGAACGCAATTTGAAAGAGCATTTGCTGAGATGCTGGCAGCCAGAGGATTCTGGGCGCACTGCATGAAGGATAACAAAAACGGCCAGCCATTTGATGTGATCGCAGCAAAAGACGGAGAGGCATACGTGTTTGACTGCAAGGACTGCCAGGGCGATGCTTTCCAGCTGAGCCGGATAGAAGAAAATCAGCACAATGCAATGACTTTATGGGAGCAGACGGGAAATCATCCAGGGCTATTTGCAATCCGGTTTGGCGAACGGATCTACCTGGTGCCGCACCGGATGCTGATCATCTTGAGAGAAAATGGAACAAAACAGATAAAGCTTATAGAGGCAGCGAAGTACGGGCAGGAGCTTGGACGGTGGCTGGATAAGCGAGTACATCCGACAGGAGGCAGATAAGATGCAGATTACGATCAGCAATGAGATATTCATCAGGCAACCATCTGCCGACCTGGTACACTGGGCGAGGGAGAATCTGATCATCTCGAATCCGGAATACGAGAAAAAACAGCGGATGGGGCTGTGGGTAGGAAATACAGAAAAGCAGCTGTATCTCTTCTACACGGATGAGGACGTGTTAATACTTCCGTGCGGTGTTGGAAAGAAAATCCGCAAATTCATCCAGAGTGGTACAGAGATCCTGCAGGACCTGGCAGATAACGGCGTGGCGGAATACCCGGGAACAATTCCGCTGTATGAATACCAGGAAGAGGCAGTGCTGGCAATGATAAAAGCCGGCTGCGGAATCCTCCAGAGCCCATGCGGATCCGGGAAGACGCAGATGGGGATTGCAATCGCTGAAAGATTACAACGCAAAACCTTGTGGGTGACACATACGGCGGATCTGTTGAACCAGTCCTATGAGCGTGCCTGCCAGTATTACCCCAAGGAGCTTCTTGGAAAAATCACTGGCGGAAGTGTTGCGATCGGGAAGAATATGACATTTGCCACGGTGCAGACATTATCGAAGCTTGACCTTGAAAAGTATAAATATACATGGGATGTCATCATCGTGGATGAGTGCCACCGGGTGTCTGGAACGCCTTCTGGCATGAAGATGTTTTACAAAGTCATGAGCAGGCTTGCTGCGCGATATAAATTTGGACTCAGCGCAACCGTGCATAGGGGTGACGGATTGATCAAGAGCACATTTGCCATCCTTGGAGACGTGCAGTACAAGGTCCCGGATGAAGCCGTTGCAGAAAAGACGATGCAGGTAGATGTGAGGAAACGAATGACAGGCATTGCGTTGCACCGTTCGTGCCTGGACACGGACGGAACTATGGTATACAGCAAGCTTATGCAATACCTGACCGGGAATGCAGCAAGATGCGAAACCATCATAAACGACCTTGTGAACAATCAGGATCATTACAATCTTATCCTATCTGACCGGTTGGAACACTTGCGCATGATGCAGCGTATGCTTCCGAACGACCTGAGAGAGCGGAGCGTTATGATCGACGGGAAGATGACGTCCAAGAAAGCCAGAGCGGAACGGATACATGCAATCGAAGACATGAAGTCAGGGCGGAAGAGCTTTCTATTTGCATCGTTCAGCCTGGCGAAAGAAGGACTGGATATTCCAAGGCTTGACCGTTTATACCTTACGACGCCAAAGAAAGATTATGCGGTAGTGACGCAGAGCATTGGCAGGATTGCGAGGACGGCAGACGGGAAAGAGCAGCCGATCTGCTACGATTATGTGGACGACATTCAGTTTTGTGAGAATCAATGGAAACGAAGGAAGACGAGCTATAGGAAAGCGGGGTGCAGGATCATTGAGTAGTATAAGCGAAGAGACAGAGCAAAAGGTGAAGTTAATTTACAATGATGTATGGAAGATATACAAAGAGTATCTGGAGCATCACGATATGGCTCAATTTAATAAGCGGATTCCAGAACTCCGATCGAAGTATTATGACAACGAATTCCTGCTGAGCATCTTGTGGGCGTTTGTGCCGGTGATCACGAAGCTACATGCGGAATATCTGAAGGGGTGTGGAGGAAATGAAATGTAAGTGGTGCGGAAGCGAGTATCAGACGGAGCGGAAGAATACCAGGTATTGCAGCGATGAGTGTCGGAAAGCTTCGGAGAAAAAAGCGAAAAAGGAAACTGAGAGGCGGTACCAGGAGCGGAAGCTTGAGAAGGCAAGGAAGCGGCTTAAGCTGGATGCTGATAGGTTATCAATCAGCGACGTGAATGCCCTGGCTAGAGCTGAGGGGCTGACCTACGGAAAGTACCTAGCAAAGCACGGGATGTACTAGGAGGTATGTGATGGGTAGAGCAGAATTTAGACGGGGAAAGCGTGAGGATGAAAAGAAGACCAAAACATTCGTGATGACACATGAAGAGCTGCAAAAGATCCGGCGT